TCAGAACGCCAATTCGGCGCCCACCTCCAGATACTCGATCTTCTTTTCGTCGTGCCCCTCCTGATAGTGCTTCGTCATCTTCTCGTCCGCGTGCCCCATGAGCGCCTGGATGTATTCCTGTGGGAATTTCTGCTGCTCATACAGCCAGGCACCCAATGCGCGGATCTCGTGAAAAGTGGGTCGCTCACCGGCCGGCACATGGTCGTAGGCATGCGCTGCGTCCCTGGCTTTGCTGAACTCCTTGGTCAGGTAGTCAGGCGTCACCGATGTCCAGTGGTCCTTGGCGTCGATCTGTTCCCGACGGCGGGCCTTGGGCTTGTAGTGGATCAGGTATGGCGAAGCGAGCGGCGAGCGCAGGCATTCCCCGACCACCTCCCGCAGCGCTGCACCCATGGTGATTTTGAGGTGCACCGGGTTCTCATAACCCTGGGTCTTCCCAGGGGAGACGGTCAGCGTGTTCTTTTCCATGTCGGCCGCTGACTTTAGCCAGGTGACGATGTCGTCCCGGCGCTGAAGGCTGGCCAGGGCCAGGCGGATTGCCCGCTTCAGCCAGGGCGGCGTGGTCACTGCCTCGATGATCAACTTCAAACCGTCAAACGTGTGGCGCTGTCGCTTCTTCTCGGCTTCTTTCTTCACCAGAGTCAGTTCTGCGTTGTTGCGCTCGGCCAGGCCCTTGGCTACCGCAAAGGCAAAGATCTGCACCCACAGCCCGCGGTGCTTCGTGTAGGCGTTGTTGCTGAAGTTGTCGAGGTACTCGGCCATGGCCAGCACGTCCAGCTGACCTATTAGCCGGTCGCCCAGATCCTGTCGGTACCGCTCAAGCTTGAACTTGATTTCCTCCAGGGTGCGCACGGCATATGACCGGTCCGGCAGCCACTCTTCTTCGAATCGCGTGAGCAGGTTGCTCACGATAGGCAAGCGGTCGCCGGTCAGTACAGCCAGAAGCGAACCGTCATCGACGACCAACTCGGCGAACTTGAGATTAGCCGCCCGGGCCAGCTTGATTGCCTCCTCCAGAGGGCGGTTGATGCTGGTCATCACGCCGGTGACCGGGTTTCGGTACCGCCAGTACTTCCCGTTTGGGTACAGGTTGGCCGGCAGCTTTCTGTTCTGTAGCGTGCGGGGCCGGGCCGCCATCACCCGAGCTCCAGCATTTTGGCCAGCAGCGGGTCACTCGACCCCATCACAGCCGCCTGCACGTCGACGAAATACATCCCTCCTTTCACCTCCCCAATCACTTCGCCATCCTCAATCCATTTTTTCAATTGCTGCAGGCTCGGCTTTCCGCCGACGTACCGCAACTTCCTGTATTCGCCGGCCTCCATTAGGCGCGGCAGCTTGACCGTAATCTGCGCCAGGACTTTTGCCATAGCTACCTCCCGCAGGCCGTGGGCCGCGCTGTCTTGATGATGTGAACTACCAGGCTGAAGGTGATCAGCATCCAACCGCAGGTGCCGGCGAAGGCGTAGAGGATGTCGGCTGTTTCGCCGTCCGCCAGAAGGAGCGGGGCGATCCAGAAGAACCAGCAGCCGCTGCCGATCAGGTACAGCAAAGCGCCCAGCAGGATCAGGGTGAGTTTGAATGCGAACATGTGGTGTCCTTGCCGCGCTGGGCGGCAGAAGGTGGGTTAGGGTTTGGCGATCTCGTTCCAGCCGCCCTGGCGATGTGTTTCGTGGTAGGTGTCAACGCCGCGGTGCTTCCCGTGACTGATGCGGCAGAGCTTGCAGATCCGGGAATCACCAAAGTCGCCGTACTTCACCATCTCGAACCTGGTCCAGCGATGGCCGAATGGCTTGCAGATCGCAGTTCTGGCCGTCATCACGATGGCGTTCCAGAGCTTGGGATGCTTGGAGTGCAGGTCGTTGTGGATGTGGTTAAGCCGCATCCCCATGCGCCAGCGCAGCGGCCGGCTCTTGTCACCGTTGCGGAACGGTTCGGTGATGAGTTTTCCGATTTGTTTGAGCACAGGAATACCTCGCCCGCCGATCACCGGCAGGCATGTAGGGGGATTGGGGTTAGGCTGTTGCGAACAGATCGATTTGCGGTACCGGTGCGTCGCGCTCGGTAATTGCGTCGGTGATGCGCTCGGTAGCGGTAACGTAGATCTCGCGGTCCTGCTCAATGCCGATGAACTGCCGACCCAGCCGCATGCAGGCCACGCCGGTGGTACCGCTGCCCATCGTGTTATCCAGCACCACCTGACCACGCTGCGTGTAGGTGTTGATCAGGAACGACATCCAGGCCACAGGCTTCTGCGTCGGGTGAAAGCTGCCGGTCTGCTTGTCGCTGGAGAAGAACTGCACCGAGCGCGGGTACCGCTCTGTCGAATCGTATTCCGTCAGGGCCAGGGCCTTGCCGTAACACTCCGAGTTGACTGTCTTACGTTTTGCCGTCTTGCGCTCATGCCCCCCCGTCATTTGCGGGTTGTACACCGGCTGTTTGCGGTAGAAGACCTGGGCGCTTTCGTGAGCCCGCAGCGGTTGCTTCTTGGCGTTTAGGAATCCGGTTGCGTTGCCTTTCTCCCAGATCCACTCATACCGGTAGAGCCTGGGGTTGCTCGCCACCAGCATCGAGGCAAACGGCTGGGCAGCGCACAGCACGATGGCGGCCTCTGGCTTGGCGATCCGCAAGTACTCCATCCAGAGTGGCTCGAGCGGGATGATGGTGTCCCAGGCGCACTGGGTGGTGCCGTAAGGAAGGTCGGCCAGCACCATGTCGACGCTGGCATCTGGCAACTGCTTCATGACCTGGAGACAATCGCCAAGATAGAGCTGGTACTCGATCATTAATTCGACTCCCCCGCGATTGTGATGCCAGCAGCTTTAATGGCCATGAAGCAGCCATTGCGCATGCGTATCTTGGCGTGATGGGCATCAAGGAAGCTGTCGTCGATTGCGTCATCTGGCGGTTCCGGCGAAGGGCCGACCGTTGGCAGGTCCACCACCAGCATCTCGCGGGACCGCTTGAACCAGTGCCAGGCCTTGGCAATGCACGGGTCACCGTAGCTGCCGTTTGAGAGGCGACAGTTTTTTACCAGGGCCGGGAGGCGGTGTGCATGGGCGCAATAGTCGGCCTCGAACTCATCTTGCATTGTCTGTTTCATGGCCTGGGCCCCTTGTAGATGAAGACGTAGGCGAACCAGAGGGTGGTGATCATGGCGTCACCCGCTGGCCGAGCAGCACGTCGGTGACGATTTCCCAGAGCTGAGCCGGTGACCACTGGTACCGGTCGAAGTCGGTGTCTGGTTGTATGCCGTAGACGCAGGTTGAGTGGGCGCCGGCCGGATACTCGCCGCGTTTCGCCATGATCGTGGCGACTCGGCCATCGCCGCCGGGCTCGGTGCGGTGGTAGTGGTATGCCCGGGTGTTGTAGTCGTTGCCGGCTTCCACGGTAATCGTTCCATCCGGTATCAGGTGCGCGCGGCCGTCTGGCGTCCACGGCCTGCCGCCACCTGGTGTGCGGGCGCCCTCGTGCAGATACAACACGAAGCCGCCTTCGTCGCTGCGCTCCAGCTCAAAGCAGTGATTGATCTGCTTGCCGACGATCACTCTGGAGGTGAAGTTGAAGCGGTGGTCGTGGATCGCCGAGTATTTGAAGCAAGCACGGCGCGGCAGTTCTGGGTGCCAGACATGCAGCCGTTGGCCGCCTTCCAGCTGCACCTGCACAAAGCCCAGGCCGTGCAGGGTGATCTTGTCGGTCATTACGTCGTCGATGATGCTCACGGCGTAACCTCCCGGCGCGCCCACTGCACATAGGGGCCGTCATCCGTATCGAAGATCCCCATCAGGAACCACTCAGGGCCTGGCGATTCGGGATTCCAGGCGGTGCACGCGGCATCCTCGTCAGGTAGATCCTCGAGTTCGTCGCCAGAGTGCCAGCCTTTCAACTCCAGTCCCTGTTCCTTGACCCAGGCAATGTAGGGCGCCGGGTCTTCGCCTTCGCCAAAGCTCGGGATGTTTGGGTGATACCACCAACCATCCGCATCGCGCTTCACCTCGACCGGCCCGAACGGCTTGCTGCCGCTATGCGCCTCGCAGGGAGTGACGTAAACCACGTCGGAGTAGTGCCCGCCGCCAGAGCTGAATTCCATCTTGCAGCCGCACTTGGCGGGCTCGCTGTTGACGAACGTAATCTTTTGTTCAGGCATGACTTCGTCCTTGCCGCTATAGCGGCTGACTTTGAAGGGGGAGGGGTTACAGGTTTTGCGGGAGGAGTACGGATGTACTCCTATCGAGGTTCTGCTGCATCGCTAGTGATCGGCACGGCCCTGGCCGCGATGTCTCGAATCACCTCAATAGACGGAGTTGGCATGTGCATCCCATCGTCAATGAATGCCTCCGCCCTCCCGTGAATTCGGGTCAGCGCAGTGGTAAGCACATCCGCCCGCTCATCCGCCGCGGTCAGGCGCCGCTGCAGTTCCTTCTCCCGACGTTCCGAGGCTACGCAGCGTTCGGCCGCGTCTAGAAACAGGCGAGTAGCGTTATCGAAGTCTTCGGCCATGACTACCGTTGGCTGGAAAACCGCCTTGCATTCACCCTCAACACCGGGCAAGAAGCCTTTCAACTTCCAGCGCTTTACTTCGCTCATACATCCTCCCTCGTTACCAGATCATGGGCATTCACAACCGTCATGCCGAGGCGTTCGGCGATCAGGACTTCCAGCTTCGCGCCTTGCGATTTCTCCCATCCCGGCAGCAGCGCGATCACGCCGCAGAGGCCCAGGCGCGTCAGGTCGTAAGCCATGTAGTCGGCCCACTGCGCGCCCTCGACGATGCCGTGGTCTGCTGGGTTCTCGACTTCGTAGCCTTGGGCGCGCAGCTGGTCGGCCACGGCGTTGAAGGCGGGGTAGTTGAAGTCCGCGATCCCGGTCATGGGTCCGGCGACGTACACGCGGTTGGCGCGGGTAGCCTGGAGCGTTACACCTGACACTGCTGGCGCCGATGAAAAGTCATGCCAGGTGTAAACCTCGAACTCGCCGGGGCGCAGGCCAAGGTGGCGACCATCAGGCATCACTGCTGCCACGGCACCATGGCTGTTTGTCCATGCGTCGTAGATGTTGTTCTGCGCTGCCAAAGGAACGGTTCCCTTGATGTAGGCGAGTCCAATTCCGGGCATGGGGTCGGCAGTGACGCTCTTCACCATTCGCACTGTGCGCGGCACGCGATCGCCAAACGGATAGCTGTTGCTGCGCTTGTGCAGAGCTGGGCAGTCGATACGGTTTTCTGTAGGCATGGGGAGTCCTTGCCGGGCCATGCCCGGGCGGTGTGGTGCTACGATGGCCCCTTCCTATAAATGGGCTGGACCATGACAAAGCACGATATTTACGATGAGATCGAAGGCTTTCAGGTTTGGAACTACATGGAGTGCGACAAGGACGAGGAAGGCCGGGAGACCTGGCGTATCAACGTCGAGGTGAAGCGCGGTGGTGAGGTGGTGGTGCCGGTTGTTGCGGGTGACCGAACCTATGTTGACCGTGGCCTGGCGCAGGTTGCTGGCCGCGAGGACGGAGCCAGGCTTATTGCTGGGCGCGTAGCTCGCTAATCAGTGCTGTCAGGCGGCGCAAGTCGCCTCCGGCACCCAGTCAGCAAACCCAATCTTTGGCGCACCAGTTTTGGCATTCAGGATCGGCTTTTTCTTGGCGTCGACCAGGACGGCCTTGGTCCTGATCTTCAGGTCGCGACAGACAATGCTCTTTCGGGCCATGTCCATGAACTGCTGTGCGTACTGGGGGGCGTCGAACATCGGCGACAGGCGCACGCATTTTTTGCCTGCCATGATCTTGGCCACCCGAACCTCCACCTCGGCCTCCCACTGCGAAACGGTCAGGTCGATGCGCTTGCCGCCCTCATTTTTGAAGGTGGGCGTGTGCTCTTTGGCCTCTTCGCGAGCCCAGTTCTCGCTCATTCCAAACACTGCAAAAGTGGTCATGGCCTTACTCCAGGCAATCGAGGGCTTTCTGAAGAAGCTTGCTCACCGGCAGATCTTCGTGCTCGTCGTGATTCATTGCGCGCTTGATGTAGGTGCGAGCCTCTTCGGCATAGTCTCGAAGGCGATCCAGCTCGTCCTCAGCATCATCAGCCTGGCTTTCGAGCATGCGGATATCATCGCGAAGACTTTCAGCTTCGGCACCTGGATCAATGCACTGCGCGGTAAGGCGGCGGGTAAGCTCAGCGGCGGCGGCTGGCTCAAGCGCCGCATAGTGCAGGCACCCTTCGTCGCTCAAGGCACTTGCAGGGATGCTCATGGGTAATCTCCAAGCGTGCGCCTGCCTCGCCGGCTGGCGTGATTGTTAAAATTAAATTGAGTCTGTCAGGCAGAAAGCTCGACCAAGGGGATGCGGCTCATGTGCATCGTGTACCCGGTCTTCTTCTCCAGATCGCTGTATTGCTGGAGCAGTTCAGGCTGGTGCTGGCGCCCGTTCCTGAGATCACCTTTGCTGGCCATGATGCAGAACACGCAACTCAGGCGGTCATTGCCCAGGGCGTACGCATAGTGCGGCTTCTGGCCGGCACGCTCGATAATGTTGAACACCTCGGCTTTGGACATTTCATGCACTGGCAGCCACTCGTACCAGGTGTGCACTGAATTGCTGATAGCCATGCGGCTGAATGCCTGCCGTTTGGCGCGCCCGGGTGACTCTTGGGCGCGCAACCCCAGGCAGTTCACGATCACCTTGAAACCGCCAGCCTTGGCGTAACGCCGAACCTCGCGCTGGATGGGGCCGCGCTTGAGATCGCTCGTACATTGGCGGGTGGATGCCGACGGCCAGCTCGGCACCTCCGGCCTGCCTTCAAAGCGGCGCTCTACCATTTCCAGCAGCGTCTTGGTGGCAGTGGCCACGATGAATGGCAGACCTGCTGCGTCGGCTTGATCGCGCGCAAGCTCCATCGCGCCAGGCCACTCCATGGCACCCAGCGAGGCGTGCACTACGACCAGCTGCGTCATAGGCACCACCTCTAACAACTTGATCAGCTGGACTTGCGAGTCCTTGCCTCCGGAATGGTTGGCGACAAAGAGCGCGCCGGAAGCCACCAGGGCCTCAACGTCAGAATTGAGTTTCATGGATACCTCGCCGGCTGGCGTGATTCAGTGATATGGGGTATTACGGGTGACCGGCATGGAGCCGGATCAAGGAGAGAATCAGATGGGTATCGAAGAAATGCAGCACGACGAATTCAAGCCAACCTGCCCAAAGTGTGGGGGCATCGAATTCGCAGCCGTATATAACCGCTATGTAGCCCGAACCGCCCAACCAATTAGCATGATTATCTGCGCTGACTTGAAGTGTCAGGCCGTTGCAGGTGTGTTGCCTACTGCTGAAGTTTTTCCAGAGTAACTACGCCGCTTTGCGCTGCCCTAGGACAGTCTGGCGTGCAGCCTCAAACTCGCTGCCGAGGATCTCGGTGGCGCCTTCGATGTTCTCGTGTCCATCCTCAAGCCTGAGGCCGAGGCTCAGGTACACAACCTCATCCAGCTCGAAGAACACACCGCCGCACATCCACAGTGCCCCCGGGTTCAGGCCGATCGCCTCCCAGGCTTCGTCCATATCGATGCTGGCAGGGCAATGTTCCTTCCAGAGAGCCGACAGGCGCTCATGCTCGGCGACCTGAGTGACGCGCGCCTCCTTTGGCGTTCCTTTCGCAGGCTTGGAGCTGGAGCGGAGCGAGCGGTACCCGTATTGGTCGGGGCGGCACCAGTGCACGTCCAGTTCGCGGCTATCACTGAGTTTCACGCCGCCGACGTAGCTCCGATTACCTGACCGCATCGGCGAGGCCGCACCACCAAACACTTGGCCAAGCTTGGCGCGCTGGGCGTCCCACTCTTTGCGCTTGGTTTCCCAGGCGATGACCGCCGCAACCACGGCAGGGGCTGTGGTCTTGTACATGTAGTTGCTCATGGCTTATCTCCAGTCAGGCGCCGCCCTCCGGTTACCGGATGCAGCAAGTAGGGTGGGTTATGCGGGTTCGATGCCGGTCTTGCGGAACTCTTCAAGCTGTCGCGACTGCTTTTCAGTAACCTCGAAAACAGGTCGCGACATGGTGGTGAAGCGGGCAGATTCTTCGGCGGGCGCTGCTGCCAGGTTGATCAGTAGCGTCGAGACCGTCTCCTGCCACTCTTCAAAGTCGTGACGTTCGCCCAGCACTTGAAGCGCATCATCGAGCGCTTTCGAGACAATCAGCGTTCGCTTCTCGGCGCCGATCCGGTCGAGCAGCGCCTTCTCTTTCGCGCGCTTGTCCCGCTGGATCTGCGCGTTGTTCTTGGCCATGGCCTACCTCTTCGATTTCATGTGCTGGCAAATCAAGCCATGCCTGACGACGGCGTTGCCGCACCTGGTTGTTGATGCGCTTCACGGGCTGTCGGCGAACTTGAAGCCGTTTTCCTGAGCGATCAGCCTGGCACGCTTGCTGTCGGTACCGAACTCTTTGGCGGCCTCGATTGCAGTCATTCCGGTTTCAGCCAATTCCTTCAGCCTGGGCGCATCCTTGTCGCGGGCAGCCTTCAGCTTGATGCTGCGGGTGCTTTTGATCGGGCCACCGACTTCACCGCTGACGCCGCTGGCAATTTGCTCGGCCTTGTTGCCGGCGCCGAAGAATGCGTCCATCTGGCGATGCAGATCCGCGATCACTGTGTCGCGAGGGTTGGCCATCGGTACGCCGATCACTGCGCACCGCCTGAAAGCGTTACCTTCACGCCATCTGCACGAGATTCCAGCTCCTGGGCAAAGTTGCTTGCTTCCTTCCAGGTCCAGCGGAAGCCCTTCACCTTGGCGGTGGAGCGCTCCACGATGTGGTAAGCGTTGCCGCGGGTGATGACCTGGAAGCGAATCTGTTGCACGGGCTGCTCCTTGCCGATCAGGGCATAGAACTCGGCGGTGGCAATGCGGGAGCGAACTCGCAGGGCCGCAACCCCGTCGACTCGCTGTTGAACTGATGCGTGCATGGCGGATACCTCAGTGGGTTGCGTTTATTCGTCAGCAGCCTGACCGCCTGCTGGTTGCCGCTGGGCGCAGGGGAGGGTGCTGACGAATAAAGGCGAGCCGTAAAAAAGCCCAGTCGAAACCGGGCTTTTACCTCCTACGTAACAAGCCAGCGGGGCCATCTGGGCTGCGCTGGTATCTGTGCGTTTACATGGCTGCCAATCCTCCGCTGTTCGCTCACTGGGAAGGCAGTGGCCACCTATTGAGTCTGCATCGGAGATCGCTCGAATCTGGCTGGCGAGTAAACCGTCTTCGCCGCGTTGTTCGTCGCTCTGGCTCGGGTAAAGGTGGCCACCCTGCTATCTCGGGGCAGTCAGCCGAGCGATCTCCGATTCAGCCTGCGCTTCGGCACGCAGGTGACCGGGCAGTTAACGACAGGCTGTCGTGGCGCTGGTTGTTCCAGCTTCGAGCTTCAAAGCTTTTTTCAAGGCTCTATCGAAGCTCTTGAAATAGAAGACTTTCTCCGGTTTGAATACGCCGCCAATGATGATCATTGTGGCTGCCGGATCGTCCGGGCCTCGGCCGCCCAAGAAACCACGCGGACGAGTATCTGCGATCAATATCCCGCCCTTTGCCACTTTCTCGCCGAAGTTCAGTACGGTTACGCCTGCCTTTTTGCAAGCCTCCTGACGCTCAGGCTTGAGGGCGAGCAGGCCGCTCTGATGCGTGTACAGGTTCATGATTTTTCCTCGGTTGTTTTCCCAATGCACCCGACCGAACCTCAGCTGGGTGCATCAGTGAAAATTTCCGTCCAATTACCGCCGGAAGGGGCGGGGCGCATTGCTTGCCGGGTCGTTCACTCGGTTCTGGCGTTTCACCATCGGGCAGCCGTACAAGGTTTTCCCTGTCGTTGGCAGGCTTTCGGGCCTGTCTGCTCGCCGGTCGCCGGTAGAGGCAATGCGGTCTGTTGTTTGTTGCGCTGGCTGTTAAAGAGCGGTGGTCGCCGTGTACTTGCTGAGAAGCACAAGTCGGCTTGCATTTATAAAAGCATGCTTGTGTACTGAATGCAAGCACGCTTGTGTTTATTTTGCTTACTGTACGTATGTACAGCATTCTTGGGAGGTGGTTATGGCTAAGCAGAAGGGAAGTCCAGCAGGATCACCGCGGGTAGAAATGACGGGCATGGAACGGCTGGGTTTGAGGGTGTCGTCGATGATCAACCACCCCGTGGCGCAGGCGCAGCGCTGGGTGACGATTCATCGCCTGGACACGGACGGAGATCGAGAGTGGGAAGAGGTGCTGGGCGTGATCGCCGAAACCGACGAGCTTGAGTTGACTCTCAATGACGACGGCAGCGTGACGGTGAGGTGGGAGCAGCAGGAACTTGAGGTGGTGGGGAGGGGCGAGGTTGAGTTTGAGCAGGAAGAAGAGGCGGCGCCTTTCTAGCGGGCAATAAAAAGCCCGGCGCTGGCCGGGCTTTGATGAAGGGCATGGTCTTATACCGGCAGTCCGTTCCACACGTACAGCACGCGGGCCAAGATGTGGGTGTCATCTACCCTGATATCCTCCGGGTCGTGGTGCTTGTTGTCCGAGATCATCTTGAAACGATCTTTACCTTTCTTCTGCAAGCGCTTCACGTAGAGCATCTCGTCGTGCGAGAAGAGGTATATGCCATCCCCGGTGAACTCCCGGATGGTGATATCTACCAGCAGCGGGTCGCGATCTTTGATTGTCGGCGCCATTGACTGCCCCCACCCGGTGATCATCTTGAGGTGGAAGTGCTCTTTGAACGAAACTCCCATCTCCCTCAAGTGTTTGGGGCTGACCCGTATATCCTGAAGCATTTCTGGGAATTCGTGCGGGATCTGGCCGCCGCCCATCGCTGCGCGCACGTCGTAGTGGGCAATCCATACTTCGTCGCCGACTTGGCCGGCCCTGGTGAAGTCGACCTTCACTACATTGGTCAACTTCGACTCAAGCGCCACCTCTTCTACCACCTCGGCGATTCTCGCTCGTGCGTCTTCCGATAGGCCTCGGCCGTGCTTATCGAGCATCTGTTTGACCAAATCCGCCGAAGAATACTTGCCGACCTTTGGAGCGCCCGCAGCCTTCCGGCTCGGCGGCTCACCCTTGCCTGACAGCAGCCAGTCGACCGTCGTGTCATAGCCTTCAGCGATCGCTACCAGGTTTTCGTTCTTAATGTTGCCGGTATCACCGGCAAACCACTGACGAACAGCTTCGTAGCTGACCCCGCAGGTGGTCGCTATATCCCTTTTGAATCCTCGCGGCCCAATCTCTGGCTTTCGCGCCAGGACAAGTTTCGCAATCCGATCAGTAATTTTCATGCAAGCAATCTACAAGTTAGCTTGGCAAGCATGCTTGCTTAGTAAACACAAGCATGCTTGAATTGCCGTATACCCAAAGGAGTCAGCCATGAACCGTGCCGACGCAATTAAACATTTCAAAGGAATCGCGCCCCTCGCTAAAGCGCTCGGCATCACATACGAGGCTGTCCGGCAGTGGGGCGATGAGATTCCAGAGCTCCGTCAATACCAGCTTGAGCATGTGACCGGCGGCCAGCTGAAGGCCGACAAGAAGAAAACTGCTGCATAAGGCGTCCCTGTCATTGATCTGTTGAGCGAATGATCGCCGTACCTGGCGCCCGCTACCACGGAAACAAATTTGAGGTTTTACGAATGGAAGATTTCTTGAGGGCTTGCCACACCACCATCAAGGAAAGTGGGGCAGAAGAACTGGCCGGGAAGATGTGCCTGGCACACGTGAGCCTGCTGCAGCGCTCAAACCCGGACAACGCGGCTCATCACCTGACCATCGAGCACCTGTTCGGAATCCTGCTTCACACCGGCGATATGCGCCCCCTCCTGGCTCTTTCAGACCAGTTCGGCTTTGAACTGGTAGCCCGCGAGAAGCCCGCAGCCAAGCCACTTATGGTTGCGCTCGGCCACCTGTCCGCCGAATGCGGTGACGTGGGTCGATTGATCTTCGATGCCGCCGCGGACAACCACATCAGCCAGCACGAAAAAGCACAGGGCGAGAAGGCCATTCAGGAAGCGATTGATGCGCTGCATGTGCTGCGCGAATCGCTGAAGGCCGCCTGAATCCCAGACATAAAAAAACCGCCTGGCAGGGCGGTCCTTTCAACAGCAATTTAACTTGTGGGGCCATTATGAACACACTTGTTGCTCCAAGCAATACAGTCAGCATGTCGAGCCGGGAGATCGCCGAACTCACCGGCAAGCAACACAAGGATGTCATCCGCGACATTCGCGTGATGCGCGATGCCCTGGAGAAGGATGGCGCAAATCTGCGCCATCTTCAGGAAGAAAAGGACGGGCGCGGTTACACCGCCGAGTTCCAACTTGACCGCGTGCTCACCGAGACACTTCTGACCGGGTACAGCATCCCGCTTCGCCATCGTGTCGTGACACGTCTTGGCGAACTCGAAAAGGTGTCGCGACACACCATATCGATGCCTTCCAACTTTGCCGAAGCCCTCCAGTTAGCTGCCGATCAAGCCAAGCAGAACGCTTCGCTGCACCTGGTCATCCAGCAGCAGGCCCCGAAGGTTCAAGCCCTTGAGCTTCTTTCCGCTACCGCCGGCTCAATCTGCATTACCTCGGCAGCAAAGCAGCTGGGTGTCGGCCCGCTGAAGCTCTTCAAGTGGCTCAGCGACAACCGCTGGATCTACCGCCGCACATCCTTCGCCGCCTGGTCTGCCTACCAGCCTCGCCTGACCTCAGGCCTGCTCGAGCACAAGCTGGTCACGGTAGGGAAGGGCGCCGAGGAAGACCTGAAGGTGGTGGAGCAGGTCATGGTCACCCGTAAAGGCATCACCACTCTCGCCGAACAACTCCAAGGAAACTCGCTGTGAGCGTTCAAGCTATGTCATGGGCGCTTTCTTTGCCCGTGCAAACCCTCAAAGACTCCAGCGCTCGGCATGTGCTGCTGTGCCTGGCCAACTACGCCGGTTCGAACGGCACTGGGGCCTTTCCGTCTGCCTCTACCCTGGCCCAGGACACCGGGCTTTCCGAGCGCACAGTCCGTTACAAGCTTGACGACCTGGAACAGTCCGGCCTAATCAAGAAGGGCAATCAGGCCATCGCGGCGGTGCACATTGATCGCCATGACCGTCGTCCTGTCGTCTATGACCTCCAAATATTGCGGGGTGCAAATCCTGCACCCCGTGCAAAACGGGGTGCAGATGACGCGGCGGGGTGCAAACCACAACAGAACGGGGTGCAGCCTGGAACAGAACGGGGTGCAGCAGCTGCACCCAATCCATCACTTAACCATCAAGGAACCGAAGAGCAGCAGCAGCGCGAGCTTTCGGACTTGATCGATGAGCAGGATCGCCAGGCGCTGGAGCAGCAAGATGATCGCCAGCGCTTCGCCATGTTTGCCGACTTCGTGCCGTCGGACGAGGCGCTGCAAACTCAATTGAAAATCGCCGGGCTACCGGCTGACTCCCTGACCGCTGAACTGCTGTCGGGCTTCAAGGGTTTCTTCGTCGCCAAAACATCCGTTCTCGATACCGCCGCTGGCTGGTGTTTCAAGCTGTCTGGCTGGATCAAACGAGAGCGTGCCCAGGCCGCCGGAGCGTCCACCAGTGAGGAAAGCATGGCCGGTGAAGACTGGGCCGCGAAGGGGGTGCGCCTGTGAACCGATCAAACAAACCTGTTGTGGCGAGCCAGCTGGTAGCGCGCCGTCAATGCGACCCCGCTTACCAGGGTCCAGATCAATCCCCAGTCGTGGTGGCTGTTGACCCGGCAACCCAAGCAGTTATCGACGATCTGTTCCTCCGGTTGCGCGGCGCGTGCGGCGCCTGGCGCCAGTCCTGGCCGACCGAGGCTGTCATGAACGCCTCGAAACTTGAGTGGCTGGGCGAGTTCATGCGCTCCGGAATTACTCGAATGGAGCAGATCGATCACGGCATGCGCGTCGTGAGTGCAAGCAAATCGGCTTTCGTGCCTGCCCCGGGCGTTTTCGTCAGTTGGTGCTTCGCCCCTGAGGGTCTGGGGCTGCCCAGCGTCGAGTCTGCTTACGCCCAGGCCCTTCGAAACTGCCACCCAGCTATGCGTGGCTGCGAAAAGTGGTATCACCCGGCCATTTACCACGCCACGGCGGCTGCGGGCTTCCACAGTCTCTCGCTGCTGTCTCGTGAGCTTGGATTGGCGAGCTTCGAAAAGCACTACCTGATCCAGTGCCGGCGCATCTGGCAGGGCGAGCAGTTGAGCCCGGTGCCGGTGGCGGAGGTGGGTCTGGAGCCCCGGATAACTCCGGAGGTTGGGAAAAAGGCGCTGGCCGATCTGCGTGCCCGCCGCGCCGGCGGTGCCCAATGAGCAAGCTCACCAATGCTGCCCGCGATCGCGAATGCCAGGTTCGGCTCCCGGGTTGCGGTTGCGAATCCTCCACCACGGTCCTGGCGCACTACCGATTGTCCGGCACCTGCGGCGTGGGCATGAAGCCCAACGACTTCCAGGGCGCCTGGGCTTGCGGTTACTGCCACGACATCGCCGATGGTCGACTCAAGGCGCCTGTACAGCTCACCCGTGAAGAGGTCCGGCTGTATCTCGCCGAGGGCGTCATGCGCACCCAAGACATCCTCATTCGCGAAGGGAAGGTGAAGCTTTGAAGCCATTTGCTGTGAAGCCATTCAACCCAGCACCCAAGCGTGCCAAGGCCGTCGACCGGGAAGGCCTGGAGCAGGCCGCGCTGATGAAGGAAATCGCGCTGCGTTACCCGGTCGCATCCAAGCTGATTTTTCACGTCCCGAACGGCGGGCACCGGCACAAGCTGGTAGCGATGAAGCTGAAAGAGCAGGGCGTGAAGGCCGGTGTTCCCGATCTGGTGCTGCCGATGGCTCGCGGCGGGTACTTCGGCCTGTACATCGAATTCAAAGCCCGGGCGCCGTATGACGCCGCCGTCTCCCCGGCTCAGGACGCCTACCTGCAGGCGCTGACTGATCAGGGTTATCTGGCCATCGTCTGCCGTGGGCACGTCGACGCCATTGAGGCAATCCGGGCTTACCTACTTCAACCCCAAACCAAGGCTGCCGCATGACCCAGACACTGCTCACTTCGTTTACCGACGCAGAGATCCGGCGCCAGGCCGGCAACACCGATATCCGTGACCTGCGGGATGCTCGGTACCCAGGCGTGTATTTCCGCTTCCATCAAAACCGGGAGCGTGGCGCCTGGCACCTGGTGGTGGGCAAGAAGTGGGAGAAGATCGCCGGGTTTCCGGAGCTTCCGGTGAAGGGACTGATCAGCGCTCTGCCAAAGATCCGCGAACGCCTGGCCGCCGACCCGAAGGCATCAGCCGCCGCGGGCACGTTACAGACGGTTGGTCAGTTGCTGGACTGGTTCACTGCTCGCCAGTCCGTTGACCGCAGCCTTTCAGCCAAGCGCCGTTCCACCAACACCTCGATCATCTCGTGCCATCTGAAGCCACGGCTCGGCACCCTGGCGGTGGAGGATGTTGATCGGTCAACGCTCGACAAGCTAGTCATGTGGCCGATGCAGGCCGAAATGTCCCTGTCCTATGTCAGGCTGATGTGGGGCGTACTGGTGGTCGCGTTTCGCCAGGCCGAGAAGCTGCGCCTGATCACCACCAACCCGATTGCAGGATTCAAGTTCACCGACTTCACCAAGGCGCGTATCCAGCCCAAACCGTCACGCCTGCGCGCCGTGCAACTCGAGGAAGTGATCGGGCAACTGGCCGAAGGGTTCGACCAGCACCCGCAGGACTGCATGCTGGCCTTGATGATGCTGTGCCACGGCACCCGCTCCGGGGAGACCAGGCAGGCGCAGTGGTCCCACCTGACCCTGGGCGAGCAGGGCGAGTGGTTTATCCCCACCGAGAACACCAAGACTCGCTGCGAGCATCACCTGCCGCTGACCCACCAGGTGTGCGCATTGCTGGAGCGATATCGCGATTGGCAGTCAGCCAAGGGCTACAAGGGCACCTACATGTTCCCGGCACGCAACCGTGGCCCGATCAGCGACAGCCAGGCATGCGCCGCGTTCACCCGGCTGGGCAAGGGCGAGTGGACCAGCCACGACCTGCGCAAGGTTGCCCGCACCGGCTGGACTGATCTTGGCGTCGACTTCCTTATCGGCGAGATGCTGGTGAACCACACGATGACCCGCAACGTGCAGACCTACATCCACACCTCTGCCGAACTACTCAAGCGCGAAGCCCTGAACAAGTGGCACGACTGGCTAGACGGGAAGGGCTTCAGCCTTATTCACCGCTCGACAATGACTAGAAACGGAAATTCGCATAATGCAGCCGAGGCCTTGAATGGCGCGGCTTCTAGCCAAATCCAGAAACCATAAAAGGCGAGGTTTAAAAATGATGAAAAAGCAGCATGGCCCCGCCTTCAAGGCTCAGCAGATCACGGTCGCACAGTGCACCACCTGCAAGGGCCGGACAGTGGTGAGAGGCGTGTTCCACGAATTGCCTTGCCCCCAATGCAACGCATCAGGTTGGGTGTCTGCCGAAACTGGCGATGCCTTGCCGCTCGACGTCCTAGTCACTCAGTTGGGGCTCATGCTGCACCGGGCAAACACCATGCTGGGTTTCATGGGGGAAATGGTTCCGACGAGTGCCGAATCCAGGCAGTACAACCAGAACAACCGCCGTGGCCCGGGTGCCACCAACTTCACAGGGGACTGACCGATGATCTATCAAAGCGTACTTGGCGGCGTCGTTTCGGCCCTCGCCGCTGAAGCCATCGACAACACCAGCAAGCAGGCCTGGCAGAAGCTGTACAGCCCGCACGAAGAGCAGCAGCGCGACCTGCGCTCGTTGTTCGGCACGGCGCCGGGCGAATCAATCGACCGCACCCAGGCTGATTGCTGGGTTGCTGCTCGACTGCACCACGGACTTGAGAAGCACCATATGGATGCTCTGGTCGCAAAATACAGCACCGACAAAGGCAAGAAGGTTCAGGCGATCGCCGACCTGCGTGTGCGCATCCAGTCTCCAGCGCCGGCGCTGTTCGTATTCAAGGCTGTCACGGCCTGGGCAGTTCCTAAGCTGAAGGGCGCCGACCAGAAGGGGCCGCAGACGGTGACAGTGACCATCCCGGTTGATACGCCTGACTGGCGCCGGGATTCGATGATCGCCTCAGCCGTGGCTGCCGAGCGTGCAGCGAAGAAGCGCCTCGAGTCCCGCGCCGCTTCAATGGTCATCCTGCCCAAGAGCTTTTATGACATGAACACCTGGGACGTTGAAGGGAGACCTGAATCCACGCGTCGTGAGTGGAGGCGCAACATCTACGGCGCTCTGGATACCCTGGTAAACGAGGCGCTTTGCATCGCCGGTGAGATCTTTGACTTCGAGGGTTTGATTATTTCAGATGCTGCTTAATCAGGCGTTGACAGTGTTCCATCGTTCCGTCAGTATTTATCCCATCCTGTCATTCCTGCGCGTTTAGAGGACTGACACAAATTTTGAGCCCCGCCACTGTGCGGGGCTTTTTCGTTTCTGGAGTATCGGATGGATCCTACTGACCTCGGCCCAGGCACGGCTACCTGGCTGGGCGGTAGTGCCACTGTCGTGCTGGGCGGGCTGCTCTGGCTTCGCAAGTTCCTATCTAAAGACGCGACTGATCGGGCCATGGATAGCGCCGATATCGGTACGCTGCGCCGGCTCAATGAGCTGTTGAACCAAGAGCGCTCGGCCCGCAAAGAGGCCGAGGCCCGCGCTGATCAGTTCGCGAAAGAGCGGAACGATCTCGCCGCTGCCGTTGGCAGGATGGAAGGGAAGATCGAAGCCCTCACCAGCCAGGTCGGACAACTCACCGAGCGCGTCACGCTGCAGAGCGAAGAGATCCACCGCCTGCGCACCAAGCTTGGAGGTATCGCCTGATGGACAGATGCGCACTGGAATTCATTGCACGCCGGTGGTGGAGGCGGGCTGAGGTCTGGGCCATTGCTGTGCTGCTGGTTGGTGGTGGTGCTGTGCTTGGATACCAGGCTGCGTACTGGGCTCTAGCCGATAAGCAGAGCAACCAGATCACGGACATTCGCAAGGCCTACGACACAGCCATGGAAGAGCGGGATAAGCGCCTTGAAGAGCTGACCCGCAAGACTGGCACCGCCGCCGACAAGGCTACCAAGGCTGCGACTACAGCGGCCCAGGCAGCGGACAAGGCGGATGAGGCGCTCAACCGCGTCGGGCAGTGAGCTGGAGGTGGTGATGGCTAAGGTAAGCGTAACGATCAAGGTTGTTCGGCGTTGGTGGGTGACTGAAGTTCTCAGCCTTGCCATCTGCTACTGCTGGCTGACCGGTCGCGATGAGATGCCCGAGGCATTCATTGATTGGCTAGTGACTCACGGCTTCAAGCTTGAGGTGGAGTGATGGCGAGCACGTCACCATGGCACCACCTGTACAAGACCAAGCGCTGGTATCGGCTTCGATGGCATCAGCTACAGGCCGAACCTACATGCCGCCTATGCCGTGCTTTGGGTACGGTTGAGGCAGCCAATACCGTCGACCACGTCAAGCCCCACAAGGGCAACGAGGATCTGTTCTTCGACGCATCGAATCTGCAAAGCCTTTGCAAGCAGTGTCACGACGGAGCCAAGCAGAGGCAGGAGAGGACCGGCATCTTGCCTGGTCATGACGTGTCAGGCATCCCGGTCGACCCGAACCATCACTGGAACCGCAATTGATAAAAACTATCAATTCGGGCCTTGTAGCACGTCAATCCCCCGACTTGTAGCACGCCAGTGCCCCAGGGGGCGGTAAAAATATTGAGAATGCCGCTGGACGGGACCGCCCTCGACTCTCTTCTTCATCCCTAACCCGGAAAACGCCGCCAAAACACATCGCGGCCAGTATTGAGAAAATCTATGACAGCCAAGCGTAGCCGCTCCGATAGCGCGACATCGGCGGTTGCCGCTATGCGGGCTGCCAGTGTCGGACCAATTAAGCCGCCGAGGTTCGTCCATTTACGCAAAGGCGACAAGCCTTTTTGGGATTCCATTGTGCGCGCGCGCACGCGTGATAGTTGGACAGACTCTGATCTGGTCCTGGCCGGTAACCTCGCACGGTGCCTTTCAGACATTGAACGCCTGCAAAAGGAGATCGATCTGGAGGGCGATGTGTTGAAAAACGACCGGGGCACGCAAGTCATAAACCCCAAGCACAGCCTGCTAGAAACGCTGAGCCGTCGAGCCGTGTCATTGAGCCGGACGCTACAGGTTCACGCGCAGGCTACGCAGGGGGATTCTCGCGACCAAGGTAAGAAGGCGACCAAGCAGCGAGAGGCCGAGAAGGTTCTTGCAGAGCAGGACGACGAGGATCTCATTCCGAGGGCTATGCACTGATGGCAGTCAAGCGCAGGACGCGTGGCGAAAAGGTCATCGCCTTCATTGAGAAATACTGCCGTGTGCCGGAAGGTCAGCACGTTGGCAAGCCCCTGGAGCTTGATCCATTCCAGAAAGATTTCATCCTGGATGTCTACGACAATCCTGCCGGCACCAGCACTGCGTTCCTAAGCATTGCCCGGAAGAATGGGAAGACGGGCTTGATCGCCGGTATTCTTCTGGCCCACATCGTTGGACCCGAGGCGGTGCAGAACTCTCAGATCGTATCGGGAGCAATGAGTCGTGAGCAGGCCGGTCTTGTGTTCAAGCTGGCTGTGAAGATGATCCAGCTCAACCCAGAACTGCAGTCTTTGATTCACATCGTGCCAAGCAGTAAGACGCTGATCGGTACGCCGCTTAACGTTGAGTACCGAGCGCTTTCTGCCGAAGGTAAAACGGCCCACGGCCTGTCGCCCATCCTGGCGATCCTCGACGAAATTGGCCAGGTACGCGGCCCACAGAGCGACTTCATTGATGCGATCACGACAGCCCAGGGAGCCCACGCGGCTCCCCTGTTGATTGCGATCAGTACCCAGGCCGCGCAGGACAGTGACCTGTTCAGCATTTGGCTTGACGATGCAGAGAAGTCGCAAGACCCGCACATCGTCAGCCGCGTCTACCAGGCGCCCAAGGACTGCAAGGTTACCGACCGCGAGGGTTGGAAGGCTGCAAACCCGGCGCTTGGTTCGTTCCGTTCGCTGGCAGATCTTGAGAAGCAGGCAGAGCGCGCAGACCGGATGCCGGCTTCGGAGAACACGTTTCGAAACCTTTGCCTGAATCAGCGGGTGTCGACGGTTTCCGTCTTCGTCTCCAAAGGTGTTTGGGTCGGCTGTGGCGATGATCCAGATAGCCCTGATGGCATGGACCTGTACGGCGGCCTTGATCTTTCGTTCAGGACTGACCTCACAGCCTTCGTCGTTATCGGCAAGCGCGACGGCAACTGGAATGTGTGGCCGTTCTTCTGGACGCCTGAGCAGGGGCTAGCTGAGCGCGCCAAGCGCGACAGAGAGGCCTATGAGGTGTGGGCGCTGGAAGGGCTACTCCTGACTACGCCGGGCGCGACTGTCGACTATGCGTACGTTGCTGCTGACATAGCTCGGATTCTTGCCGAGCTTGGTGGCGATATCCAGGCCATTGCATTCGACCGATATCGGATCGATCTCTTCAAGCGTGACGCCGAGGCCCAGGGCGTAACCCTACCCCTGGTTGAGTATGGCCAGGGGTACAAAGACATGACGCCGGCCATCGATGCGCTGGAGTCTGAACTCCTCAACGGGAGGCTAAGCCATGGTATGCACCCAGTGCTCACGATGTGCGCATCCAACGCGGTGATCCAGAAAGACCCGGCGGGCAACCGCAAGTTCGCGAAGGACAAGGCTACCGGCCGCATCGACGGAATGTCGGCCCTTGCTATGGCGTTCGGCGCAACTCTCGGCGCTCCCGAAGAGGTCAAGGGCGACATCGACCACTATCTCAAAAACGGATTCTCCGGACTTCTATAGGCTCACTATGGCTTCTCGCTGGTACAACCCGATGAGCTGGAGTTTCTTCGGCTTCAACGATCCAAAAACTGGCCAGTACATCGAGGTCAATAACGATATCGGTGGTCAAACGCGCTCTGGTGAAGTTGTTACACCCAAGAAGGCAATGGCGATTCCCATTGTCTGGTCCTGCGTAAAAATACTGAGCGAGACGGTATCGGGGCTTCCTTTGAAGCTCTACGACGACCTCCCAGCAGGTCGAGCACTTGCCAAGGGTAACAGCCGTGCGGCGCGCTTACTGGCTAAGCCAAACCCGTACATGACGATGCTCAACTTCATCAAAGCCATCATCGTCAACATGGCGCTGCGCGGGAATGCTTTTGCACTGATTGAACGCAACGACGCAGGGGAGTTCATCGGTTTTATCCCGCTGAGCGCCGACTCTGTCGAAGTGAATACCGACGATGACCTGATTTATTGGGTGACCTTGAAAGGTCAGCGATTCCCGGTATCTCCCGAGTTCATGTTGCACTTCAAAATATTCAGCGCCGACGGAATCAACGGTTTGTCCCCGGTTGAGTTTCAGAAGGAAGCGATGGGTCTGGCCAAAGCGGCTCAGAGTTGGTCATCGCGGTTTATGCGTAAAGGCGGCTTCACTGGCGGGTACGTCATCTATGACAACTTCCTGACCGCCGAGCAGCAAGCTCAAGTACTCGACAAGTTCCCCAAGATCCGCGACGGCGATGTTGAGGACATTGGAAAGATGGGGCTGCTTCAGGGTGGCCCGAAGATTGTCCCTGCTGGCATGTCGCAGAAAGATAGTCAGTTCATTGAGTCGCAGCAGTTCCAGGAAGAAGCCCTTGCGGGCATCTGGGGCGTGCCGCTTTACCTGGCCAACCGCGCTGGCAAGACATCAATCATGGGCTCCAATCTGGAGCAGCAAACTAGCGGCTTCATCACCTTCGGCCTCAGCCCCTACATCAAGGCGATCGAGGACGAGATCAACGACAAGCTATTCGCCGGAACCACACAATTCGTCGAGTTCGTCGTCGAGGGAATTCTGCGAGCTGACAGCGCTGGTCGGGCGACCTACTACGGTAGCGCCCTGGGCGGCTCTGGCGGATCCGGCTGGATGACCATCAACGAAGTTCGGCGCAAAGAAAACCTTCCTCCGCTGGTTGGCGAAGAATACGACCGGGTTACCCGGTGGGAGATGCAAACAAATGTCAAAGATTGAAGTCCCGTTTGAGCTGAAAGGGATGGATGACGCGGGCAACTTCGAAGGTTACGCCGCGGTGTTCAACAACATCGATCTGGGCGACGACGTGATTCTGCCCGGCGCATTCACGAAGGTGAAGACAACTCGCGGGGGGCGTCTGAAGCTGGCGCTGTTCCATGATCTGACCCGGCTTGTCGGGTCTGCATCTTTCACTCAAGACGACCATGGCCTTTACCTCAAAGGCAAGATCAACCTAGCCGTGAGCTATGCCCGTGACGCATACGAGCTCATGAAGGAAGAGACGCTGGACAGTATGTCCATCGGCTTCAACACCATTAAGGCCACGTTCGAAGAGCGCGACGGTCGCACTGTGCGACTGATCAGCGCCGCCGAACTGTGGGAAGCCTCGATAGTGCCCTTCGGTATGAATCCAGAGGCAAAGGTTACCGACGTGAAGTCGGATATCAGACTTTTTGAAGCAGCCCTGCGCGAACGCATGGGGCTCTCGCAAAAGGAGGCGGCAGCAGTCGCCTCGCTCGGCTATTCCGCCGTACACCGTGATGGTGGGACGGCGGCCACGGCGATCGTGGATGAGCTGAAAGAAATATCCAACCTGTTCAAAAATCAATTTGGAGTTCAGCCATGACCGCTGATGTTAAAGAAATTCGCGAAGCCCTCGAAAAACAACTCTCCGATGGCTTCGGTGGACTGCAACAAAAATATGACCATGTGTCGGCAGAGCTCGAGAAGGGTAACGCCGCAACCAAGGACATTAAGTCCCAGATCGAAAACCAAAAGGGTGAGATCGAGCGCGTTATCGAGCAGGTGCAGAGGCTCGAAGAAAAGGGTGTTCGTCTGCGATCCCCGGGTGGTGAGCAGAAGGGCTTCATCGACTTCGTCAAAGGTAACGACGATTACAAGGCGCTCCTTGATAAGAAGCAGGATCGCGCTGAAATCGAAGTTACCAAGTCGGCAATGGCGAACATGTCCGAGGTCAAGGTGACCAGCGCCGGCCTGGTGGCGCCTCAGTACGATCCAGTCATTCAGGATAAGCCACGGCAGAACCTGGTGATTCAGGATCTGATTCCTTCGACACCGGTCACCGGCACTTCCTTCACCTACTTCAAGGAACTGCTGCACACCCTGGGTGCAGGCATGGTCGGCGAGGGCGAAGCGAAGCCATCGAGCGACGTGACCTTCGAAGAAGCCACCGACACCATCAAGAAGATCGCGGTCTGGATGCCAGTAACCGACGAGGCTTTGGACGACGTGCCGCAACTCTACAGCTACATTCAGGAGCTTTTGCGCTACGACCTGAAGCTGAAGAAAGAAGGTCAGATCCTCAAGGGCGATGGCATCGGTAAAAACATGAACGGTATTATGACTCAGGCTACTGCTTTCAACGCGGCGCTGAGCAAGGCGAATGATACGGCTATCGACACTGTCCGCCGCGCCCTATATCAGGTTGGCAAGCAATCCAAGCGTTCGGCTGACGCTGTGGTGATGACCGATCTGGACTGGATGAATATCGAGCTGGAAAAGGACGCCCAGAACCGCTATCTGTTTGCCAACCTGCAGGGCTTGGTTACTCCGATCCTGTGGGGGCGCCCTGTTGTGGCCTCCGACAGCATGGACGAAGGCGATGGTTCCACCACCGGCGGCGAGTTCCTGACAGGGTCTTTCGCGCAGGGTGCGCGGATCTATGACCGAATGGCGTTCACCATCAAGGTCGGCATGATCAACGACGACTTCATCAAGAACAAACGAGCCATCTTGGTCGAGGAGCGTTTGGGTCTGGCTGTACGCCGTCCTTACGCCTTCGTGAAGGGGCGCTTCAAACCTCAAGCTTGATTGTGTCGAATTGACCCCGGGGCCTGACGGCCCCTTTTTTGTGGAGAAAGTTATGAAAGTCAAAGTTCTGTGGGGCTTTGAAGGCGATCCTGACAAGGTCAAAGTGAACAACGGCCGAGTTTCTGCCGGCGAGGTAATCGACCTGGACGACGAAGAGTACGCCCATCGCTTGATCGGTAAAGGGCTTGCCGCGCTCGATGACGGTACTGCCCCGAAAGCCAGCAAGCAGTCCAAGCCCAACGAGACCAAGTAAATGATCGACCTGGCGCGCGTGAAGCTCCACCTGAAGGTGGACGGCGACGAGGAAGACACGCTCATCACCGGTTACTTCGAGGCGGCCAAGTTCCACGTTGCCATGCACTGTGACCGGGAGCTGGTGGAAGACGAACCGTCCGAACCAGAGCAGATGGGGTTCACGCCTGATGTCGAGCAGGCGGTGCTACTGCTCGTTGGCCACTGGTACGCCAACCGCGAGGCCGTCGTGATCGGCACTATTTCATCGGCAGTTCCTTTGGCCGTTGACCGTCTCCTCTGGTACAGGAAGCGATTCTGATGAGAGCAGGCCCCCTGCGTCACCGCTGCACTATGCAGAAGCCAGACCGAGCGCCAAACGGTTCCGGGGGCTTCATCGTCACCTGGCCCGAGGTCGGCAAGCTGTGGGCAGAGATCACGATGCCCACCGGTCGAGTCGCCCCAGTCGCTGAAAAGCTCACCCGAGTCGTAACTGCCGAGATCCGCATCCGACCCCGGGTAGACGCGGTAGCCGGCAACCGCCTGGTGTATATCTCGAAAGGGGTCAGCACCACCTATCTAATCGAGGCGGCGTTGATCGACAACGAGAACACCATGCTTCGGCTGCTGTGTTCGAACGTACCCAATCCATAGAGGTGAATCATGAAAGTTATTGCCTTGGGCAACCTGTCCGGCGCCACCGGCGACCGGGAGAAGGGCGATGAATTTACCGTCGACGCCAAGCTTGGTGCCGACCTGGTGGCGCGCGGTCTGGTAGAGCCTGCGGTAGAGACTGCACCTGCCGCTGAAAAGTCCGCCAAGGCCAAGGAGTAGGCCATGGCCGCCCGCCGATCACGCATGTCCGGCGACTTCAAGTTGCGCCGGTTGCTGCGTGCCATTCATGCCACGACGGAAAACGAGCTGGCGCCGGCAATGCTGGAGTCGGCGAACCAGATACTTGAATCAATGCGCGAATTAGTGCCCAAGGATACTGGCGCGGCAATGGGTGCGCTCAAGGTGTTTGTGTCCCAAAGTGGACTTGATGCACAAATTGGTATTCGCGGCAAAAAGGACAACCGGGAGTTTTTCTATCTTCGGTTTTACGAGTTTGGCACCAAAGGCTACAAGGGCAACAAGCGTTCGGGGGGCCGTAATCGTCGAAAGACCAACAAGAGCGACGGGACCAACTTCTACGGTAAGTTCCCTGATATCCCGGCTCGACCTGCGCACCCATGGCTGCGTCCGGCTCTGGATTTGAATCGAGAGCATGTACAGTCAAACCTGAGTGCAGCGATCGCCCGCGCGCTGGCCAAGGCAAGCAGAGGGGCTTCTGATGGCTGACCCGTCCGTAGCATTGCAGGAAGCATTGTTCGCCAGGCTGGAGGCTGAAGTTTCGTGTCCCGTCTTCGACGGCGCACCGATGGATACCGAAATGCCTTACGTCTCCTTTGATCGGGAGATTTCCACGAACATGACGCCGATTGCTGGCAGGAAGCGCGAGCGCCGCCTGATCTATCTGTCGGTCTGGTCTGACTCTCACGGGCAGGCAGAGGTGAAGCGCATCAATGGCGAGATTGTGGCGGCTCTGGATGAGCGCCGCTTGCCGTTGACTGTCGGCCGGGCCGTATCGGTCAGGGTCGAGCAAGCCGACGCACAGCGTGAGCCTGACGGCGTCACGTACCAGGGATCGATCACGATCCGCATCATCACCACCCACTAAACCCAACACCCGGCCGCACCGCGGCTTTATCCAATGTGCCCTTGGAGGAACCCCCATGGCCGAAGACAACCTCAATACAGCCGCCGGCTGCCGGATCGGTATCGGCAGCAAGAACGGCGCGGACACCGAAGCGCTCTACAAGGCTGACACCTATGTCGATATCGGCGAGGTGGAAGACCTGGGCGAGTTCGGCGACACGTTCAGCTCTGTGACCTTCACCTCGCTGCGCGATGGCCGTGTACGCAAGTACAAGGGCACCGCCGATGCCGGTGACTTGACCCTGGCCGTCGGCCTGGATAACGGTGACCTGGGCCAGGCCAAGCTGAAGATCGCTCACAAGGATCGCAGCAAGGGCGACTACAACATCAAGATCACCCTCAACGACGGCGATCCTGATGCCACCCCGGCGCTGCTGCCGACCACCTTCTATCTGCGCGGCAAGGTGATGAACAACACCGTCGCCGCCGGCGCCGCTGACAACGTGGTGCGCCGCAACGTCACGATCGGCATCAACTCCGACATCCTGGAAATTCTCCCGGCTGCCGCGGCTTAACCCGAGGGGCTTCGGCCCCGAACCCCAAGGATTTGACGCATGAGCAAGACCCTTTTCGGTACCGTCGACATCACCCTCGACGGTGAGACTTACACCCTCAAGCCTACGCTTGGCGCGGTGCGCACCATTGAGGCCCACTTCGGCGGGCTGCGCGGCGCATCTCAGGCGCTCAATGCCCTGAGCATCGACGGTTGTGCGGTGATCATCGCCGGCGGTGCCGGGCTGACCGGCAAAGCAGCCGAGGCCGTTGCTGAGCAGGTTTGGCAGGCTGGCGTCATTGACGTCAGTATTCAGCTCAATGCCTACCTGGCAGCGCTGTACAACCCCAAGGGCCCCGACGCGGGAAAGGAAAAGCCGGCGGCGGCGTAAGTGCTGTCGAGAACGGCAGCTACGTCGACCGGCTCTACGCGGTGGCCACCGGCTGGCTGGGCTGGGCGCCCGAATTGGCCTGGACCACACCGATGCCCGAACTGTTCCTGGCCATGGACGCCAAGATCGAGTGGGCCCAGATGACCAACCCGTTCGGTGGAGGGAAGACCAAGCCCAAGCCTGATAAGCCATCGCCTTCAGCCGTTGCTGACAAGCTTCGGCAGGCGCTCACAGGCAGGCACGCGGCATAGCATTTTGATAGTCTTCACCAATTAAAGGCGAGGGATTGACGAATGCAAAAGCTGATATTGGTGCTTCCTATTTTTTTGCTGTTGGCGGGGTGCGGACAGTCGGAGGCGGATAAGGCAAGACAAAAGGCTGAATTGACCGAGATACGATATCAGCGCGTAGCCAGGGAGTTTGTGTCCGGAGTCTTGAAGGATCCAGACAGCGCTGAGTTTCGTAATCAGCGGGGATTTTGCGGCGAGGTTAACTCGAAAAATTCATTCGGTGGATATGTCGGCTTCAGGAGATTCATTGCGGCGACCAAGGAGATGGTGGTTTTTGCGGGGGACGATCGGATGACCTCAAGTGACTTTGAGCAAGCTTGGTCCAAGCACTGCCGTTAAATTTTTTAAATTTACCACCCGCTACGGCGGGTTTTTTTATGTCTGGAGAAAAGCATGGCTGACACCGACGTACAGGGGATGCTGATCCGCATTGAGGCCACTACGGCGCAGTTGCGTCAGGAACTCGCTCGGGCAGACTCCAGTGTCGGGGATGCGTCAAATCGGATAGACAGAAATCTGAGGCGTGTAGATAACGCCTTTGATCGTGCTGGCAATAGCGCGCAGAGTGCTTCTGGTTTGATCAAAAGCGCTTTGGCGGCAGCGGTTGGAGCTGCCTCGCTCGGTAAAATCATCGAAACTGCCGATGCGTACAGCCAGATGTCAGACCGCATCGGCATGGCCACCGGAAGTGTTGGCGAATACAACCTGGTGCAGGATCGGCTGCTGGAAACAGCGAAGCGCACCTACCGACCTCTGGCAGAGGCGCAAGAGCTCTACATCCGTACTTCCAGCAGCTTGAAGTCCATGGGCTACAACACCAGCCAGGCGCTGGACGTGATGGATAGCTTCAGCTTTCTGCTGGTGACGAACTCGGCCTCGGCAGATAAAGCCAGTTCAGCCATCGATGCTTATTCCAAGGCGCTTCAGACAGGCAAGGTTGAGGCTGATGGGTGGCAGGCGATACTCGGCGCAATGCCGAGTATTGTTGAAACCCTTGGCGCTTCCACTGGGCGCAGCGCTGAAGAGATTAGTATCCTTGGCGCCCAAGGCAAGCTCAGCCTGGACTTGTTGACCGAGGGCCTGCAGAAGTCAGCTCAGGCGAATGGTGAGCTTGCTGACGGCATGGGTATTGCTGTCCGCGACGCTATGCAGAATCTCTCAAATGCCTTCACCGTCTACATCGGGCACCTCAATGAGGCGACTGACTTTACAGGGCTTCTTGGGAAAGGTATCGCGGCGGTTGGTGACAACTTTGAGATTCTTGCTGATATCGCGATCGTCGCGGCTATCGCTTCGTTAACCAAGTACGCCGCCTCTGCAGCAAACTCTGCCGCTGTAGCGACTTACTCTGCTTATCGGGATGTAGCGGCGCGAAAAGCTCAGGCGGAAGCCGTACTTCTCGCATCACAAGCTGAGCTTCGAAAGGCTCAAACGTCGGTAGTCCTGGCTCAACGTGAAGCGATAGCCGCGAGAGGCACGGCAGTACAAACTGAAATGTCGCTGCAACTTGCCCAAGCTCGTATGGTTGAAGCAAGAGCAACTGCCGCAGTTACAGCGGCTCAGGCTGGGTTAACCAGGGCATCGGCAGGGATGCTCGGCATTCTCGGGGGCCCTCTCGGTGTTGCAGCGCTGGTGCTTGGTGCCGCAGCGGCGTTCCTTGTCCTTCGCGATAACACAGGGACTCTGGAAAAGAAGCTTGGTGATTTAGCCGATCCTATCGACAAAATCGTAGAACGCTTCGAAAAGCTGAACAGGGCAACGCAGTCCGTGACGCTGCGCGAGCTTGAAGCAAATATCGGTGACATGCAGACAAAGCTCGGGCAGATGTCAGGGGCTATCGCCGACAAGTTTGAGAATGACCTTCGAGGGATGGGGGCTGGCGGCGCAGAAGGCCTTATGGCCGGATTGACGTCGTTGCCGGCTGACGCGCAGAAGGCTTTGGAGTTGGTGCGCCAAGCGTCCAAGGACCAGGCGGAAGGGGTTGAAGTCGACTGGAAGTCGGTTGCTGATCAGCTCCGTCTCATCCCGGGTGTTACTGAAGCTATGGCTGTTGCCATAGAAAAGAATCAGGAGAAGGTCACCGATCTTAGTGCGGCCTTGCAAGAGCAACGGGCAGTACTTGCGAAGCTCACGGGCGCAGTAGACGACAATACTCGCGCAGAGACAGAGAACGCTGCAGCAAAGGCCGGCGCCGCTCAGGCAGGTCAGAAGTATCTTGATCAGCTGTTGAAGCAGCTTGCGACTGCTCAGGACAAAACCAGTCTCGAAGCTGCAAACCGTTTCATTAGAGAAAACACACTTCTAACGGATGGCATGGTTGTCGCCATTCGCTCAGCTGCTGCGGCGAAGGATGCCCAGAAAGCCGCTGACGATGCGGCAACGAAGGCCAAGCAGAAGAACAACAGCGTTACCGAGTCGGCAGCGAAGAAGCAGGTCAAGGACTTCGCCACCGCCGAGGAGGGCTACAAGCGCCAGATCGACCTGATCAACACCACCGGCAACAAGCAGAATGATGCCACTGAGGTGATGAAGCTTTCCTTTGAACTCCAGGAGGGCAAACTCGGCAAGTTGAGTGACGCGCAGAAGAAAAAGCTCCAGGGCATGGCCGCCGAACTTGACGCTCTGAACAAGCTGAAGAAGGCCAACGAAGACGACCTGAAGCTGACGGCGTTCAAGAACGCCCAGGCGCTGACGACTCAAACCACAAAAGATGGATTTGACCAAGAGCTGGCTGGCGTCGGGATGGGGGATAAAGCCCGGGATCGCATGCGGGCTGACATGGCTCTGCGCCAGAAGTACGCCACTGACGTAGCCGCCCTCAACGAGCAGCGTAACACTGGACAGATCACGCCCGAGCTCTACGCCAACGAAACCAAGGTTTTGCAGGACGAGCTGAACAAGCGGCTACTGTCGCAGCAAAACTTTTACGCTGCTACCGATGAGCAGCAAACCAACTGGATGAATGGCGTCAACGAGGCGTGGGCGAACTATGCCGATGCCGCTCGTGACTATTCAGCCCAGGCCGCAGACTTCACCAACACAGCGTTGGAAAGTGCTACTGGAGGGCTCGCCACTTTCTTCTCCGACGTTGCAACTGGAGCTGAAAGCGCGGGCGATGCTCTGGTAGATATGGCCACCAACTTCGCAAAGTCGATCATCAATGCCCTCGCCCAGATGGCGGCTCAGTGGTTGGTCTACCAGGCGGTGCAACTGCTGGTGGGGAAAACCACTCAAGTTGGTGCGGCCTCTACGATGAGCGCCAATGCTCAGGCGATGTCTCTGCAGGCTGGACTTGCTGCGTACGCATCGACCGCTGCGATACCTATCGTTGGCCCGCTGGCAGCACCCGCCGCGATGGCGACAGCACTATCGGTAACTGGTCCATTGGCATCAGCCGTCGGCATGACCGCCATGGCCGGCGCTGTTGGCGGGTTTCAGGAAGGCGGTTATACCGGCAACCTTGGTGTTAGCCAGGTGGCGGGTGTTGTCCACGGCAAGGAATACGTTTTCGACGCAAAGGCAACGGCACGTATTGGTGTTGGAACTCTTGAGGCAATGAGCAACGGACGCCCGGCTTTTGTAAACCAGGGTTCGGGTGGTTCTGGTTCTGGTTTCGAGCCTGATTCGTTGCCGGTGTCTGCGCCTTTGGCACCCGTAGTTAACGTGATCGAGGATTCCAGCAAAGCCGGGCAGAGCCAGTCTCGTCAGGTAGATGGGCGCTGGGTGATCGATCAATTCGTTGCCAACATTCGCGACAACGGCAAGGGCGCAAAAGCCATTCAAGACATGCTGGGGATGGGGAGGGCAGCCCGATGAAGAAATATCCTACTGAGCTGCCGCTTCCAGTCGCTGATGGCTATGGCTTCAAGCCTGTGAGCCCGTTCATTCGAACCAAAATGAATACAGGTAGATCTCGTCAACGGCGAGCTTATGCGTCGGTCCCAACGGAACTGACTGCTGATTTCATTTTTGAAGATGATCTTGAGGCGCAACTGTTCGAGTCATGGTTTGAGGATGTCCTTGTATCCGGGTCTGAGTGGTTCGAGTGCGATCTGAAATCCCCGCAGGGAATCAGGCCGTACAAGGTCCGTTTCACCGATATGTATGAAGGACCAAACCTGGACGGCGGTTACTGGAGGTTCCGGGCGCCGCTTGAGTTGTGGGAGCGCCCGATCCTCACCGGCGGCTGGGCGATCTACGCGCCGGAGTACATCACCGGCATGAACATCATCGACCTTGCGGTCAATAAGGACTGGCCACAATGACAAGCTTTGTACTGAACCGGCTCTACTCTAGTGGTGGGCCGGAGATTCTGCACGGAACCCTGGAGGTGACCGACGGGGTAGCCCGCCACTTTCTAACCAACGGTTTCGAGGATCTGCTGGTTGGCCTGGAGACGGGCGGCACTGCGACCTTCCTGGCTTGTGGCATTTCCATCGCTCTCCCGAAACGGGGTAGTGACGGAAAACAGGACCTGAAGTTTGCCCTGTGCAACATCGACGGGAGTGTCTCCGGCTTCCTACGGGCCGCCTTGAAAGACCGCAGGGAGATAAACCTGGTGTACAGGGAGTACATCAGCACTGACCTGGCCTACCCGTCGAAGATCCTTCGCTACAAAGTCAAGAGCGGGTCTGTCACAGCGACCGAAGCGCAGATCGTGGCCGGCTACTTCAACCTGCTGGAAACCCTCTGGCTTCGATTCAACTACACCGGCGAATTCGCCCCGGGCATGCGGTACCAATAATGATCGATCACGACAAATACCCATCGGGCAAGTACCGCGAGGGCGGGAGAGTGTGGCCGTTTGTTGACTGCTACGGCCTGGTGCTGGAGGTCCGGCGTGATCTTGGGTTACCGGACTGGCCGGAGTGGGCTTTTATCCGCGCCGGCGACGGCTCCATGGTCGAGGTGGCTGGCAAGTGGTTCCCGACGCTAACGCCGTGCGAGCCGGAAGAGGGTGCCTTGATTGCCCTGTACGAAGGCAGCGAGATGCGCCACGTCGGCGTGGTCGTTCGCGTCGATGCCTCCCTTGAGGCAATGGAAATCACCGAGAAGCACAACGTCATCTGCCTGCCTTTGCACAGGCTCAAGCGCCGCTTCGTGCGAGTGGAGTACTACAAGTGATCGAGATCTACCCATCCCGTATTGGCGTTAAAAAAGGCGACTGCGTTCCGGTGGAGGCTCACCAAGTAAAAAAGCCGATTACCCTGGCAGCCTGGCTTTACGCCAACGTCGAAGATTTCGATATCGACGCGGTTCATCCAATCTGTATTGAGGTGGATGATGCGATTGTTCCTGTGGATCAGTGGCAGTCGCGGGTAGTTGGCTCAGAGACTGCCGTGAAGATATTCCCGGAGGCGAGAGCGGCGGCTGCCGCCGTCGCGGCCTGGGTCGCTGTGGCGCTGGCAGCTGTTTCCATCATCATGGTCATGAGCATGCCGAAGGCCAAGGCTGCGAAACAGCAGCAGGGCGATGACCTTGATCTGGCCACGGCCACTGGCAACCATGCGAAGCTGAATTCGCCGATTCGCGAGATATTGGGAAAGGCCAAGGTGTATCCAGACCTTTTGGTTCCGCCGGTATCGAGGTTCGTGAACAAACGCCTGATGCGAACCAGCCTGTGTCTGTGCGTAGGCCGTGGCCGGCATCTTCTTCCGTCCAGCACGCTCAAGATCGGTGACACCCCGGTAGCTGCGTTCGGTTCTGACGTGACCTTCAATATCTACGAGCCGGGCGCATCACTCGCAAATGATCCCCGTGCTCAGAACTGGTACCCGGTAGGCGAGGTTGGCGGGACCAACGCCGGTACAGCCGGCCTGGACCTGGGCAGTACGGCTCCCTCGGAATCTACAGCGCTGGCTGACTCCATACTGATCAGCGGCACAACGATCTCTCTGCTGGGCAACAGCCCGCGCTTCCCGGACAACTGGGCCGCCGGCACCGTGCTCACCCTGGTCACGCCTGACACCTTCACGGTTTCCTCTGCTGGCGGGTATAGCAGGATCGCCGGCGCGCTCACGGACCTTTCGCCGTTCGTTGGCATGAAGGTGACGCTGCGCAGTGATACCGATCTGGATCTGATGGTGGCGAGCGTAGCGCCCTACGTTCCGCCGGTGCCTGGTGTAGGTGGATCGCCTTCTTCTGTATCGGCCAGCGCCTCACCATCCACCTACGACTTCAGTGCGAGCGCTGTGGTCTGGACTGTGACCTTCCAGGGCGTCACCAAAACCGTCTCGCTGAATGCGAATTACGGAAGTATGAGCGCCCTGGTGTCGATCATAACGTCGCAGCTCTCGGGCATCGGCCTGGTGGCTCAAGACAACTCCGGCCGTTTGCGCTTGATTGAGCCGCTGAGCCCCTACAAGGGCGGCACTATTTCGCAGACCAGCGCGCCTGTGCCGATCTTTGGTTCCGGCCCGACGTACGTGGTGGGTACCGCCTCGACTGGCGGCTCTGCTGAGCAGCAGGCATCCATCACCTTGCAGTTCGACAACGGTACGCCTTTCACTGGGATGGCCGTTGGGCAGCAGCGCTTGGCTTTGGGGTACCGCGGCTTCCGCTACAGCGTTGTCTCGATTGACGGGCTTAGCGCCTCGATTCGCCGAATCAATGACCTCGGTGCTATTGATACAAACTGGGGTGGATTCAATGCTCGAACCCTGCTGGACTTTTCATTTACCGGGCCTGGGGGCACCGTCAACTGGATCGGACCACTCATGGGATGCCCTGAGAACGAACTGGCAACCATGGCCGAGTACGACGTCTTCTTCAACAACGGCCTGTGCTACTACAGCAAGCAGGGGAACATCAAAGTTTCCTCGAAGTCGGTTGAGGTTCGCTGGCGGGATGCGGCCATTGGCGGGGCCTGGACGACGATTACCCACACCTACGTAGAGGCAACGCCAGACCAGATCGGTTTCACCCACCAGCTGGTTTTCCCGTACCCGCTGCGTCCAGAGTTCCAGATGCGCCGGGTTGAGCCGCTTATGGGGGGCCAGGCTCGGGAGTCCATTCAATGGCTTGGCCTGCGCACGCTCTTGCCGTGGCCATCGTCTTACCATGGCGTGACCGTTATTACCATGGATGTGCGCGGCGGCGATCGCCTCAGCGCTCAGTCGGAGCGCCAGGTTAACTGCGTTCCAACCCGGATCTACGACAGCGCTCCGATGCGCTCAATCAAAGGCGCAGCCCTGCACGTCTGCCAGAGCCTGGGCATTGATGAGTCATTGATCGACATGGATGCGCTCAACACGGTTGACCAGGATTACTGGACGCCCCGCGGCGAGCTGTACGACATGTCCCATGAAAAGGCAGTGCCGGCCCGGGAAATGCTGCAGGGGATCTTCACGGCCGGCATGTCCCATTTGTCGAACGGCAACGGGCTGCTTAGCGTGAAGCGAGAGGGCATCCAACCCCCGCGGGGAGTCATCACGCCGCATGAGATGGCCAGCGAATTGACGGCAAGCTTCACCGCACCCAGCCCGGACGACTTCGACGGCGTCGATGTCGAATACGTGGACCAGTACACCAATCGCAAGGAAACGGTGCCGTGCCGATTGCCTGGAAGCCTTGGACTCAAGGTGGACAAGATCCAGCTGGATGGAGTTTCCGATCGCGACTACGCCTGGCGAATTGGCATGCGGCAACTGCGCAAGTACCAGTTCTCCCGCTGGGCTTACTCCGTGGATACGGAGTTGGACGCACTGGTGTTCGAGGACATTGATCGAATCACGCTGGCCGACGACATCCCCAACACCACCAGCAGCGCACTGATCATGGAAGTGGAGCAGGTGGGGGACAGGTACGTGCTCACGCTGAGCGAAGAGATGGACTGGACGATGGTTGCGCCCCGGGCGGTGATTCGCCGCCACGACGGAACGGTCACCAGCTTGTTCGAACCGCAGGAGGCGGGCTTCCACCAGGTGCTGGTGCCGCTCAGCGCGATCGACTTCGACATCATCACCGACCTCAGCATTGAGCCGGCCCGCTTCCTGTTTGGACCAAGCGAGCAGGTTGGGTACCCGGCGATGATCACAGAGATAGCCCCGAACCAGGACGGAACCTGCGCGGTTACTGCGAGCGAGTATTCACCCGTGTTCTACGCAGATGACGACAACTACGCGCCTGCAGCGGCGTAGCAAATAACCTTCCAAGGCCCGCCGCTGAGCGGGTTTTTTTTGCCTCGGGGAAAACCATGGCCTATGAAACCGGAAATCCTGTGGAGCCCAACGGCTCTACGGACCCTCGCGACCTACGTGACAATGCGCAGATTATCGACAAGATCGTGAACAGTTCCGACCTGACTGTGCTGGGCAGGCTCGGGAAGGTTCTGAAGACGATGGCGGGGATGTATGTCGAGTTCACTCAGTTCCTGCTGCGCTCTGGGCTGGAGTCGGTGTATCTGGCCTACGGCCCTGGCGTCGTGGTCGAGCGTGCAACTCAGCTGGTTCAGCGCAACGGTGAGCTTTACCGCGCTATCAACCAGGCGGACTTGCCTCTCACCCTCACAGGTAACTGGACTACGGACGCACCGAAGTTGTTCGCTGCCGGCGATGCCGGGCTGCGGGCAAACCTGAGCAGCCCAACCGGGACAAGCTACGTTACCCGGGGCGCGCAGACGCTTGAGCAAAGCCTTGCGCAGAATGATGTTGTCGTTGCTCAGGCCAAGACCGATATCGCTGTAGTTTCGAAGCGTACCGAGACGGGCGTCAACGGCGATCGCCTCTTGCGAACCCGCATCCGCGCGGCGATGGGGGATGACACCTCGATCGTATTCCTGGGCGACTCCAACTTCCACGGGGCCGCGTCGCTGGATGCCTACCGCAATAGCGCGGTCAATCTCCTGAAGCGAATGATCAACCAGGACTTCGGGCTCACCAGCTACGGGTTCACCCCGCTGATGTCGATGGGCTCGGGCACGCCGAATGCGACTCAGGATCTACATGAAATCGCCTGGACCCGAACTGACGGAGCGGCTCACACCTGGACCGCGCGCGAGGGGGCGGCGGGCTCCTACGTCATGCAGGGACTGTCATGGGTATCGGTCCAGGCCGGCAATATCCTCAGCAGCACGATCCCAACGTTCCAGCGCAAAGCATTTATCTGGTGGATCGGCAACCCTGGTGGCGGCACCTTTGATGTAAAAATCAACGGCACGACCGTCGTCACCGTGAATACCAACTCTGCCACCGTCACGCTGCTAAACGTTCAGGTGGTTGATATTGTTGATAATGGAAAAGGCTCGTGCAAAATCGAGTGTGTCACTACGAGCGCTGGAAAAGTCGAACTGTGCGGCTTCAGCTACAACGCCTACGTCAATGCCCTGACAGTGAACAATTTCTCCAACTCGGGCCGCCGGCTCCGCTGGCTGGATGAACTGGCGATCAACAGCATGCTGATGCGCTGTGCGTGCTTGGTGATGGGGCTAGGGCTGAATGACTACGGTGACAACAAAACCGACCCGGCGTACTTCGCTGCGTTCAAGCAGCGGATTGACTGGCTGATCCTGTACGCAAACTTCTATTCCGTGCCCGTGGTGGTGTGCGACCACGTCTGGCTGGGTGACGCCGATGACGTGACACGCAAGGAGCTCGCGCGCCTGGCAAAAGAGACTGGAGGCGTATACATCCCGTTCCCTGAGATGTTTCAGAAATCCGACGCGCCTACCACTGACGCATACCGTGTCAGCGAACTGAAGCTGTTCTCGGATGGCGCTCATTGGAATGTGGCCGGGCACAAGTTCGAAGCGGAGTCTGTAGCAAAGTGGCTGGGACTTTCCTGCTCTTCCAAAAAAGTCGCACTGGACAATTACGACTGGTGGTACCCGATCGCCTTCGGCTCAACTGGAGTGACGAATACGGGCACGAACTCCGACACAGTCACAGCCGTAAGGAACTCCGGTCCGTCCAATGCCGAACTGCGTGTGTCTGTCTCAGGCATCTCTCTCAATACTCAGCGAGGCATGTGGACGGCTTGGCCAACCCGCGCCGGGATTATTCAGTCATACGCCATGACTCATCAGCTTCTCCCGAAAACAGACGGAACGTCGCGCGGTACCTTCGTCCTTGCTGCGGGCGGCGCTGCCACGGCGAACCCGAACGGTTCTAATGACATCGCCCAGCACACAATGTTTGTCAGTTTCCCCACGGCTGACCATGGAGCCTGACCAAGTATTTTTAGATTAATGGCTTTTTGATATGTACAATCTCCAAACGACTATTTGGGGGTTGTACATTTTGAAAATAACTAGGCGTTCGTTACTGAAGGCAGGATCTGCGCTTGCCATTTCGGCGAAGGCGTCTTCAATTTTAGCTGGTGATTTAAATGGAAAACCAACCCCTCTTGATCCTAAAGCTTCAAATCTAAGAATTTCTCAGCAAGCTAAATCCAGGCTGAGAAACTCTGATGCGCCCACAATCACATTTCTAGGCGATTCTAATAGCCACGGCGTAGGCGCTGTAGATATTTATCGTAATAGCTATGTCAATATCATAAAGCGGCTAATTAATTACGAACATGGTTCAGAGAACTATGGATTTGCTCCGCTGATGTCAACTGGAACCGGTGATTATTTTTCACAAGATATTCACGAGATATCATTTCTTGCTGAAGGTGGAAGAAAGAACTCATGGATATCATGCGAAGGAAGGTCAGGGTCGCATGTTCCTCAGGGTCTCTCATTTGTATCTTTTGAATCGGGGAATATAATTGCAACAACTGTTCCCACATTTCAGAGAAGGATAAAGATCTGGTACATTTCAAACAATGATTGTGGGTCATTTATTGTCAGGCTAAACGGCAATGCCGTAACCGTGGTGAACACTTATAGCCAAGACTTAAGTCCACTGTCTTCAGTCACAGTGGATCTTTATGATGGGCATTATGAGGCGGAGGGGTTGCCTTTTCCAGCGTTGACGCCAGGTCTATGCAGAGTGGAGTGTGTAACCAATTCAGAAAAAAAGGTTGAGATATGCGGATTTAGCTATGTCTCTAGTGAAAAGTCACTAACTGTAAATAACTTCTCAAATTCTGGCAGAAGACTTTGCTGGATCGATGATTTAGCAATAAAGAAAATCATTGAAAATACAGATGTTTTAGTCATGGCTCTTTCATACAACGATGCTTTTGACAACTCAAACGACGAATCATATTTTTCTGAATATAAAAGCAAGATTGATTCTATAATAAAGTACGCTAGGCAATTTCATGTTTCAGTTATCGTGGCAGATTTTATCTGGGATGAGGTGGCTAGCAATTTCACTCGAATAGAGTTGAGGCGTCTTGCTCAGGAATCGGATGGGATATACATTCCTTTCCCGGAGATATTTAGCCCTGATGGATTGACCCCGTCGTGGCGATACCGAATGAATGAAGTTAAGATGTTCTTTGAGCCAGCGCATTTAAATATTTATGGCCACGAATGTGTATCTGATGTTCTTGGGTCATACATGGGGCTTGGATCAACGTCCAAAGAGTTTGCGCTATCTAGCTGCGACTGGTGGTTCCCTCTCAAACTTCTCGGGACAGGGATACAGAACTCAGGGGCTGATTCGGATAGCGTTTCAGCTGTTCGCAGTATAGCCAAAGGACTGGGATCGCTGCGGCTAGGAATAACCGGGATAAACTCAAACATAAAGCGTGGCCTATGCCAACAGTGGCCATCAAGGTCAGGCATTTCAGGAGTCGCCACCACCACTCACCCTCTTGAGGCGCGTCTAGATGGAAGTGCACAGGGTCTTGTAGAGGTGTCATCATCCGGGCAAATAACCGCATGCCCAAACAACAACAATTCGAATAGCACGCATAATATACTTGCAGTATTCAAAACCAAATAACTCGTTTCTATAAAGAGCCCAGCCTTTGCGCTGGGCTTTTTTTCGCCTGGAGAAAAGCATGCCGATCACCGAGCAGCAGCTGCTGCATATCCTCCCGAACGCCGGCCGCCAAGCCGGCGTTTTTGTTCCTGTGCTGAACGTGGCCATGGCCAAGTACGGAATCGTCACACGACTGCGCATTGCGGCCTTCATCGCCCAAGTCGGGCACGAGTCGGGGCAGTTCCGCTGGCTGAGAGAGTTGTGGGGTCCCACACCGCAACAGGCAGGGTACGAAGGCCGCGCCGATCTGGGCAATAAGGTCAATGGCGATGGCTTCAGGTACCGTGGCCGTGGCCTGATCCAGGTCACCGGCCGGGCCAACTATGCTGCGTGCGGCGAGGCCCTGGGCCTGGACCTGATCAATCGCCCGGAACTGCTCGAGCAGCCGCAGTACGCGGCAATGTCGGCGGCGTGGTTCTGGTCCTCCCGTGGACTGAACACCCTGGCGGACCAGAGCGATTTCCTGAAGATCACCAAGCGCATCAACGGTGGCACCAACGGGCTGGCTGACCGCCAGGCGCTGTACGACAAGGCGCTGAAGGTGCTGGCATGACGCCGGTGCAGAAGCTGGTCGGCTTGGCAGTGCTGATCCTGGTGCTGATGGCGACCGCCGCCGGCGTGACTTGGCAGGTGCAGGACTGGCGGTATGACGGGAAGCTGGCAAAGCAGGCGGGCCAGTTCCAGACAGACCTTGACGCGATCGGGAATGCCGCGGCCGCTCAGGCCCGCGCAGAGCAAGACAAGCGCCTGGCCACCGAGCAGAAACTGGCCGCCGCCGACCAACAACACTCCAAGGAATTATCCGATGCCCAGCGCAACCAGGCTTTGCTGCGTGACCGCCTTGCTACTGCTGATGTCCGGCTGTCAGTCCTTCTCGACGCCACGGATTCAGCCAGTGGCTGCGACGTGCCTGCCACCGCCGGCACCGTCGGCGTGGTTCATGCAGGCCGTCGAGCCCAACTTGACCCAGCGCACGCGCAACGAATTATCGCCATCACCGACGACGGGGATAACGCCGTGATCGCGCTGCGGGCTTGCCAGGCGTACGTCAGGGCTGTGGCCCCCTGAGCACGCTCAACTCCAGCAGTAGCCGCTGATTCTCCCTGAACAGATGGTCGCGCTGCTCGGTAATAAGGTCGATAGGGCGAAAGCTCCCTGTCTCAGCAGTCTCTTGGTTCTTCCCGGATATGCCTTCTAAAGCGTCCTTCAGAGATCGCTCGGCCCGAGCTTTGGCAACAAGCAGCGCATCATTCATTTGCACCAGGCCAGCGATATTTGCCCTGGACTTGGACAGGTGGCGCTGTAGGTCGCTTATCTCGTCCTCGAGCATGGCCGCGTGATGCTTGTACATTTCCAGGGGCGTAGGGCATCCAAGCCACTCGCAGGTGTCTTCATCGACGTTCAT